GTCTTAGGACGACGCATGTGGTATCCCAGCCCCCGCCTACATTGGCGGGGGCTTTTGAAGCACCAGACACTGGATCTGATCAGGAGGAGGGTAGCTGCTTTACAGCCCCTCTTAAAAATTGCCCAAGGTCCGGCCACCCAACCTAGGGGACTAGGTTTTCCTTTTATTTTTAAATTGTCATTATGGGTGCAAACAACAGTAAGACGAGTGCAAACACAAATGGCAATGAGGGAACTACAGTTAACAATTTTTATGCAAACAATTACTATGGCTCTATTGATGCTTCTGCCCAAGGAATTGGCTCCTGTACTACTCCTGAAAATGGTAATGTTTCTGGCATTCTCGGACTTGCAGGTAGTGCTTTTAATGCTTTATCTCTATTGGCCAACCCCCGGACAGAGAATAGTACATATCTTGAGGACAGAGTCTTAACGCGTACTGCTGGCAATACTTCCATAAACTCACAAGCTGCTGAGGGAGTGTTGAACGCGTATGCTAAGGAGTCTGACCAGACATGTCCAACATCCTGCGGTGACAAACCGAGCGAGGGTACTCCGGCCACAGACCGGGGTTTCGTCGTTCAACTGAAACCATGGGCTAAAACAAATGCTGCCTATGATGCTCAGTGGTACCGCATCACAGATCAGCTCAAAATTGATGAGAGAGGAAACATTTTCACCAAAAACATGAAATCCCATGCATACCTTAAAGCAGGTTATGAAGTGACTTTGCAAGTGAATACCTCTCCTTTCCATTGTGGTTTAGTAGGATTGTTTATGGTTCCTGAATGGACCAGATATGGCCCAACCGGTGAAATCTCATGGACCAATCTCTTGACAAGACTCACTCTTGTGAAGAACAATGACCTCTATGAGCCACAAACCTACACCAGTCCCTCTACCCTGATTGAGGATTACTCATTTGACCTCGCTGATTTCACTCCAGAGCAAATGATGTTATTTCCCCATCAATTCATAAACCCAAAGGACACCAATATCGCCACAGTTAGAGTGCCTTATGTGAATGCTGCCCCAACAAACGACCCTACTGTCCATACTATTTGGACGGCAGTGGTTATGGTGATTTGCCCTTTAAATTTCTCTAATGGAGCATCCCCTATTGTGAATATGACCCTGACAATTACTCCAGTGAATTCTGTTTTTAATGGGCTGCGTCAGTATGCCCAGGGACCTATTCCAGTTAGAACTTTCCATAACTCTAGTCAGTTTGCTACTACTGTTCCCTTAAGAGCTGAGCCTTGCTATGGCATGACAGTCACCCCCCCCACCGACTATATGCCAGACCCCATAGATGATTTAGTTTCTGTGGCCAAGGTGCCCTCTTTTGTATGTATTACAGATAGTATACCCTATTTTGCAGTTTCAAATGCTACCCAGGGTTCTAAACTTATTAGAATGAATGTTGTATTGTCAGATCCTCACTTTCAGCACACTCTTCTTGCCTCTCTTGCTGAACATTTCTGTAATTACAGAGGCAGTTTACAGGTTACGTTGCTTTCCTGTTGTACTGCTATGACCAGAGGCAAGCTTCTTGTGGCTTACACCCCGCCTGGTGCGGGTGCCCCTGAGAGCATAGACCAAGCAATGCAAGGCACCTACACCATATGGGACTTAGGCCTACAATCTTCTCTGAACTTCACCATCCCTTTTATCTCTGCTGTTGACTTCCGCCTCAACTCCTCTGCGAGATCCTCAGTTCTCAATTCTGATGGTTGGTTCTCTGTATGGTTGATGAGTCCTCTAACTTACCCTCCAAACACGCCCCCAACACAACAGATAGTGATGATGCTATCGGCGGGGGATGATTTTTCATACAGGTTGCCCATACACCCACCCTTAGCCCAGAATGGTGATGGTCCACATGATAATCCGGAATGCGGAAAGACAGAGAATACAGATGCATCTCTAAATTCCGGGCATTCAGTTGGCTTGCCAACCAGCCATTCCCATACCAAATTTTTCTTTGACCGATACAGGTTTTTAGGAATTCTGAAAAGCTATGGAGGTGTTAGCCCTGTGCCTGTTGACCCTATAGATTCCAGCTCCCACAAAGTGCGGAGTTATGCCAGGATACTGGAAGAAGACCCTAGAACTAAGACTCCATATTCAATGATTGCTTTGACACCTTTGCCTAGCTTATGTGGTGTGCCTCTATCAGGTTACTTGTATGCCAAAAATACACAAACAGAAACAACCCCTGGCCCACGTATACTAAGAATAACTACAGGTGACCCTGAACTGTACAGATCCTGTCCTTTCACCTATTTTAAATCAGATCTTGAGATTACCGTTGTACCTTCCTCTGCAATAACACAGGATTATAGAATAGTGTGGTACCCCCCAGGAGCCCCCATTGACACCCTGTTAATGGCCTCGGCCATCACAGGAGGGAATAATTCCTTTTCCACCTCAGATGTGATAAATACTAGTGCTTCAGTGGAAACAACGAACCCTCAGTTCGTAGGAACTCCAGGTAGTAAGGTTTCTTTTGTGATTCCATATTGCTCACCTTTGTCCCTAATTCCCCTGTATTTTGATGGGTATCCAGATTACTCCAGAACACCTGGCCTGTACGGCACCTCGCCCGGGTCTTCTTTCGGTGTTTTAACTGTGGACTGCCCAACTGCGGGCGCATTTTCTGTATATATTAGGTACAAGAACTTCAGAGGCTATATACCTAGACCCTTAATAAGAAGAAAGCACAAGGCAGTAGAGTCTAGAAGTAGAAAAATTCTTGCTGCAGAACCACTACCCAGAGATTATGTCCCACTTGACACCCTTGCTTACCGGAATGTGAGACTGGGCTTACTAAAGCAGGCCGGTGATGTAGAAGAGAACCCCGGGCCTGCTGTAAATACTAAATTTGCGGCCCAGGGACCAGTTATGGAACTCATAAACATGGCTAGAGACCCCACAACAGTTGAAAATGTTACAAGGCTGGTGACTACACTGAACAATCTCATGGAGAAATGGAATAATTTGAAAGAGACTATGACAGATGCAGTTTTCCTCAGAGACATGCTGTGCCTCCTCATAAAATTCGGGAGCTTGCTTTACCTCTGTCAAGATAAGGGACCCACTGCCTATTTTGCTGCCGCTACAGTGTTTCTCTGTGATGGTATTACCTTCTTTGATTGGTATGATAAGATAAAAACTTTTCTTTCAACCCGTCTTCGCACCGCCCCTCCCTTCTTTGCTTCCGCCCAAGGACCCGACTTGAGACAGGTAGTAACCTTTTTCAATGCTGCTAAGGGAGTTCAATGGATGATAGACAGTATAAGAAGTTTGATTGGCTGGATCAAGGAATGGTTAGAGCTTGAAGAAAAGAACAAGGCCACAGAACTAGAGGAAATGCTCATTGCTAGCCCGGAGCACTGCAAGAACATAAATTTGTACAACAGAGGAGAGATCTTTGCCAGACCCACTGAGTCCTTTGAATTCATTGACCGCCTTTGCACTCTTGCTACCACCCTTGGAAAGACTCATATTGCTACTTACTTCACCAGATTCACCAGTGTCACCTCAGACACCGTACGGCCGGAGCCTGTAGTGGTGGTTCTGAGAGGCCGGCCCGGTGCTGGCAAGTCAGGTGTCGCTACAATCTTAGCGGCAGCAATATCAAAGACCCTCACTGGTTCTCAGTCTGTTTATACTCTCTCCCCAGACACAGAACACATGGATGGTTACCATGGTCAATTTGTTACTCTAATTGATGATCTTGGTCAGAATCCTGATGGAGAAGACTTCCGGTCTTTTTGTCAGATGGTTTCTACTGCCCAGTATAGGCCCCCTATGGCCAATTTAGAAGATAAAGGCATCCTTTTTACTTCCAGAGTAATTATTGCTACCACAAATCTCAATGACTTTGCCCCTACCACCATTGCTGATCCTAAAGCCCTCCAGCGGCGCATAAACTTTGACATAGTTGCTGCCCCAGGACCCGCTTGTACCCGGAATGGAAAGCTTGATCTTAATGCTGCTTTGAAACCTGATGGTCCCGGTGAATTCCCATACACTACTGACTGCCCTCTGCTTCACACAACAGGGATGTCCTTACACAACACCAAAAGTAAGGTCACAATGAATGTCAAGGACTTAGTTGATGCAGTGGTTAAGAAGATAAAGCACAGAAAAACAGTGTGTGCCGCCTTAGAAAACCTGGTTGCTCAGGGCGGCCCTGAAAAGATTGTGGGTTACACAAAGGATGATGAAGGAATTGCAATTGTTGATTGTCTTGCAGAGTGGGACAAGATCAAAGACCAGAAGAAGAAGCAGAAGGCTCTAGAAATGGTGGCCCAAGAACTCAGAGACAAGCACAGAATTCATACTGACATGGTAACACTTCTTAAACACTTTCTAACAGGGCTTGGAGTGGTTAGTGCGGTGCTTGCCGCATACATGACACTCAAGTTATTCAAAGATGACAAATCGGAGTCACAAGAAAACAAGGAGGAAGTTACAAAAACCAAGGATAAGGAGGCTAAGGCTGAAGGCCCTTACAATGGACCAGCTAAGAAGGACCTTAAAGTTTTGAAACTAAAAGCCCAGGGACCCATGTTAGATGCTGAAAAGAAAATCATGGACAATGTCTACCCCTTCAAGCTAAAATGTGGGAATAAGTGGTATGTGCAGTCTTGTCTGGCCTTAGCCCGGCGTGTCATTCTAGTGAACACACACGCCGTGGATACATTGGAGGAAGAATTCTATGTAGGTGACTCCTGTTATAATTACAGAGACTGTGAAATTGCAACTCTAGACTGTGGAGAAGGAGCTACTGATATAACAGCAATAAAACTGCCGGCTGGCCGGGAGTTCAAAAGCATAGTTAGAAATTTTTGCCCTAAAGACACAACCATCTATCCAGGTACTAGGTTGACCATTCTTTCAAATGACACCATGTCTATGGTGCGAGAAGGTTCATTCTTAAGATTTGAGGACAACGTCCCCACCAACATAGGTTACATGCCTTTCACAATGCTCTACAGATCCTCCTCTTACTTTGGTATGTGTGGCTCTGCCGTGATGGTTCGCGGCTCAAACAATGTGGGAGTGGTGGGCATTCATTGTGCCGGGGGCGGTGGAGTGAGTGTTGCCACAAGAATGACACTTAGAATGGCGGAGACCCTCATGGACCACTTTTACCCAAAAATGGCTCAAGGTAAAATAGTGGAGGTGGTAAAAGCCTCTGACTATGTGCATGTACCCAGAAGATCTAAACTTAAAAGAACAAATGCAACATATGACGCAACCGGGTTGTATGGGCCCGCTGTGTTATCAAAGCACGACCCCCGATTGGACCCAGGGGTCGATCTGGATACTGTTATATTTTCTAAACACAAACAAAACAAGGAAATTGAACAAGATTCAGAAGTGTGGAGAAAGATGGCCATGTCGGCGGAGATATACGCAGGCAAGTTCAAAGACAAAGACTTTTCCCCACTTACACAAAAGGAGGCAATACTCGGGATTCCTGGCCTAGACCGACTGGACCCGAACACAGCTTCCGGACTACCATACACCAAAACCAGAAGACAAATGATTGACTTTAACACAGGTGAAGTTCTTGATAAGGAACTGCAAGAAAGAATAGATACTTGGTTAAAAGGAGAGAAGCCTAAAGACATGAGATACCAGACTTTTTTAAAAGATGAGATTAGGCCCATTGAAAAAGTGAAGGCAGGGAAGACAAGGATAATAGATGTTCCCCCATTGGATCATGTCATAGTTTTTAGGATGTTGTTTGGAAAATTTATGGCTCATTACCATCTCAATCCTGGATTCGAAATTGGCTCTGCAATAGGGTGTGACCCCGACATTGCTTGGGCTTCTTTTGGTTTCAGTCTAAATCAGTGTGATTATAAATATGATTTTGATTATTCCAACTTTGATTCCTGTCATTCTGTGTCTGTTTTTAAAATATTGGAAGAATACTTCTTCAATGAAGAAAATGGTTTTGATCCCAGATGTTCACTTCTGCTACGTTCTCTGGCAGTTTCAACACATGCTTATGAGGACAAGCAGATTCATGTCGAAGGCGGATTGCCTTCCGGAACAGCAGGTACCTCAGTGCTCAACACTGTAATAAACAATATTATCATGCATGCTTCTTTGTACTACACTTATTCAAACTTTGAATGGGATGACATAAAAATGCTTGCTTATGGAGATGACATTGTTGCTTCTAGTGACCACCTTTTGGACTTGGAAAGAGTAAAATACTTTATGTCTTTGATTGGTTACACCATAACACCTGCTGATAAAAGTGAGAAATTCACTCCAAAGGACATGAACAGCATTAGCTTTTTGAAAAGAAAATTTGTCAAAGTAGCAGGAGTGTGGGCTCCTGTGATGGAAACTTCAAACCTAGAGGCAATGCTTTCATGGTACAAACCAGGCACTTTGCAAGAGAAACTTGACAGTGTGTCACAGCTGGCTCACCACTCGGGCCAGGATGTGTACAACCACCTGATGACTCCTTTTATGGAGGATGGGTTCAAGATTAAACCTTGGAAAGAACGCCACTTGGAGTGGCTCAATAAATTGACTTAAATGTATGAATTTGAATTGTTCAGGATTTACAATTTGGTTCAATTTGGCACAATTAGGCATTTATTGGGTATTTCAAATTTGAGATCA